TCTCCCGGCGCATAAGCTGGACGGTATCGTAATAAAGAGGGGCTGCTTCGGTGGCCCCTTTTCTTATTGTTGACATATCACGTTATACGGTGGTAGATTGTTAATTATCGGGACTATCCCGTGAATCTGACAGGCCCGACTGACGACATGCAGACAGATTCACTTAACTCGCATGTGAGGACATATTCATGGCGAATACTACCTTTTCAGGTCCAGTGACCTCTACCAACGGCTTTGTTGGTGATATTATTGTTCCAACTTACACAGTAGCAACCGCACCTTCAGCCTCTGATGCTGGGGCAGGTACTATCGTGTACGTTTCAAATGGTGCCGCAGGCTCCGCAATTTTGGCTTTCTCTGACGGAACAAACTGGAAGCGTTCTGACACAGGTGCCACAATCGCAGCAGCATAAGGAGCTAGGTTATGAGTAGATTCAAACCAGCTTCTAAAGAAGAACTTGCAGCTCGGGGCATTGGCGTCGAGAAAGTTCGTGCTCGTAATGAGAACGGTACACTTAAAGCAGACAACCCTTCTACACATGATGTAAATGAGGCGTGGGAAGATAAACCTGTTAAGAAACGTGGCCGTCCTTCAAAAAAGAAGGGATAGCGAATGTCTAATTCAGACGTACAGTCAAAACGAGTCACAACGGCAGCGTCGTTAGGTGTAGGTCCAGCCCGCATCCGGCAGGTTCAGGTGCTGACTACAGCAGGTGGCGCAGGGCGTCTTACTATTACAGATGGTAGCGGCGGCAGGACTGTCCTTGATCTTGACTTTCTAGCTTCAGATTCTCACTCCGTTAACATCCCTGATTGGGGTCTGCGGTGTAAGGATGACGTGCTTATCACGGCGATGACCAACATCAGCGCCATGACAGTATTTTATAGCTAGAGGTGCGCTATGCGGTGCTATTACAAATCAGGCGGCTCCGTTAAGAAGTCTCCTGCGTGGACCCGCAAAGAGGGTAAAAGCGAGTCCGGTGGCCTCAATGCTAAAGGCGTTGCAAGCTACCGGAAAGCTAATCCCGGCAGTAAGCTCAAGACTGCGGTAACTACCAAACCCAGTAAACTTAAAAAAGGCTCTAAGGCGGCTAACCGTCGAAAGTCCTTTTGCGCCCGTATGCAGGGTATGAAGAAGCGCAATACAAGCGCAAAAACTGCAAATGATCCCGATAGTCGTATCAACAAGAGCTTGCGGAAGTGGAATTGTTAGGTGGCTATTAGTCGTACGCAGATGAAGAAACAAATCCAATCGCCTCCTTCTAAACTATCGCAACAGCGTAAGAAGGCGGCAGCGAAAAAACGAAAAAAGGAACTTAATGCCTTACCTAACAAGTAGTATTCCGTATTTCAAAGCATGGGTGCGGAGGGAGTATACGAAAAATTTAGAGGGTTATCACGGAGAGTTTTTACACGCCATGGTCGTCGCCGTAACCACAATGCCTAATCGGACGTTGAGCTTCCAAGTGATATTCACTGGATGTGAGTCTGATGACACAGATGAACCTAATGTTCATGGTGGGGCCATGTGGGCACGTTTACCGCTTACGGCGCTTGTTGCCGATACTCCCCTTGAAGAATGGCCTACAGAGCTTCCAGCCTATCTAGCACAGCCTTGGGACTGCATGTCTCATACGCACAGTGTGTATAAAATAGAACGCGCATCCCCTGCGCCATGGATAGCTAAAGTAGATGGCGAGTTTTACCCCGCCAAGTATTATTTTACCGTAGACTACACTGATAATGAAGTGGCTGACGACCCAGCGCAGCATAAGCAAAGCCACGTGCTTGAATTGTTAGATGCCGGAGAGTATACAGGTAACATAGTAGCACTACCAAATAACCGGGTTCGCGTTACGCACCCTGCGTGGTTTGAAACAGGCCAAGGTGCCCCAGACTTCAAGCCAAACCAACACTCGTATGGTTCTAAAGAAGACGTGGATTACGTCTGGGATACAAATCGCGTATTTAACAACCTATATAAGGATGCCGACAATGATGAGACCTAAAGCACGCCCCGAGGGCATGATGAAGAAAAAGAAAGCGGCTACTAGCGCCCCTATGACGTCTATGCGGCCTAAAGCACGCCCTAATACCATGGTTACTCCTGAAGAAGCAGGTGCGATTGAACGCGGCAACCGTGCCGCAAAACGTCGTGCAGACGAGATGCCTATGATGAAGGCTGGCGGCATGACGAAGAAGGGTTATAAGGCTGGCGGTAAGATGCCTGACCTTAGTGGTGACGGTAAAGTCACGCAGAAAGACGTCCTAATGGGACGCGGCGTGATTAAGAAAAAAGCTGGTGGCATGATGAAGAAAGGCTACAAAAAAGGCGGCAAGATTCGTGGCTACGGCATGGCTCGTGGCGGCAAAGTTTGTAAGATGCGCTAATGCGTAGATATTACAAATCAGGCGGGAAGATATGTGCAAAAGGTAAGTCGTGGGCTAAACGCACTTTTGACACCTACCCGTCTGCCTATGCGAATATGGCCGCGTCTAAGTATTGTAAAGACCCAAACTATGCTAAGGGTAGCAAAGGTAAGAAGGCGAAATCGTAATGGGTGAGCTGAAGAAGTGGCGGGATCAAGAGTGGGTTCGCATCGGTACCGATGGGAAGATCAAAGGCGAGTGCGGCACTTCTAAAGACAAGAAAAACCCAGATAGGTGTTTACCTCGAAGTAAGGCGAACAGTTTAAGTAAGTCGCAACGAGCCACTACGGCTAAAAAGAAGAAGAGCGAGGGCGCTAAAGGCAAGACTGTAGTAAAAAACACAAAAGCTGCTACAGTCAAGCTAGCAAGTGGCGGACTAGCTCGTCGCAAACGTGATATTGCTCGTGGGTGTGGAGCGGTCATGGAAGATAGACGTAAAGCTACGTTGTACACTTAGGAGATTGTTATGACCACATCAGGCACTACAGCGTTCAATATGGACTTCACCGAGATTGCGGAAGAAGCATGGGAACGCGCGGGCCGTGAGATGCGGTCTGGCTATGACTTGCGTACCGCTAGACGGTCCATGAACTTGATGACAATCGAGTGGCAAAACCGCGGTATCAACATGTGGACGATTGATTCGGGTACAATTAACTTAGTATCCGGTACGTCTAGGTACGCTTTACCAGCCGATACTATTGATCTGCTTGAACACCAAATACGTACCAACAATGGTAACGCGAGCACACAAGCCGATCTTACTATAAGCCGAATCAGTGTAAGTACGTACGCGACTATACCTAACAAGTTATCACAAGGTCGTCCTATTCAGTTGTATGTAGAGCGGTTAAGAGACGCACCGCATGTAAACGTGTGGCCTGTGCCAAACAATAACGACTACGTGCTGTATTACTGGCGTATGCGCCGTGTGGAAGACGCTGGGTCCGGTGTACAGACCGCGGATATGAATTTCCGGTTCTTCCCCTGCCTCGTTGCAGGTCTGGCGTATCATATTGCCATGAAGGTTCCTGAATTAGTAGACCGTATTCCTATGCTAAAAGCTGTGTACGATGAGCAGTATGAACTTGCCGCAGGGGAAGACCGAGAGAAGACAGCCGAACGATTTGTCCCTAGAATAGCTAGGATTCGTTGATGAGTAACCAGTTCGCATCTTCTCAAAAGGTTATCGCGCTCTGCGATGTGTGCGGGTTCCAGTACAAGTTACGGGAACTTAAAAACCTGTTTGTAAAAGGGCGAGATACAAATGTTAAGGCGTGCAGAGAGTGTTGGAGTCCAGACCAACCACAGTTACGTCTCGGGGAATACCCAGTTAACGACCCGCAAGCTATACGGAACCCGCGCCCAGATCAAAGCCTTGGTCCTTCTGGGGACTTTAGCAGTCGTGGTATTCAGTGGGGTTGGAACCCCGTAGGCGGCGGCAACGATCCATTTGGCCTTTCACCTAACACGTTAGTAGGTACTGGAGTTATAGGCCAAGTTACGGTAACTACATCATAGGAGTGATGAGATGAAAGTATTTGATATGAAAGAACCCAAGGTCATCAAGGCCAAAGGTGTTCAACCTGTTAAGGGCGCACCGAAGCCCGACATGAAGGGTGTGAAGACCACGGGCATTAAAGTTCGTGGGACAGGCGCAGCTACAAAGGGTCTTATGGCTCGTGGGCCGATGGGGTAAGCTATGAACTATACCGAGCTGAAAACTAACATCGAAGACATCTGTGAAAACTCTTTTACAGATGACCAGCTCGCTATGTTCACACAGCAGGCTGAACAGAAAATATACAACACGGTGCAGATACCTGCACTACGTAAAAATGTGACGGGTACGCTG